CGCCGCCGCCATACCCAGAGGGTGCCACCGTCCGAAGAGTTGATGCCGCCGCACCCAGCGACCAAGAGGCCGCCATCGGCGAAGGAGGCCACATGCGAAGTCTGCACATCGTCCGACGCAGACCAGTTGAGCGCCTCGATGGCGGACACGGAGGCCGGGACCTCCCAGCCCCAATAGTCCCCGGAGGTGCCAGGCCGCATGAGCAGAGCGCCGGCGTCAAGCTTCGGCCCGGGGTGCCCGCCGGCCGCCGCATAGACGCTGATCTGCTGAGCCTGCGCTCCCTGTGCCCGTAGCGTGAGCTGCCCCGTCTGCCCGGCGGTGGGCACACCAGCCGTCACGCCGGCCTGGTTGAAGCTCGACTCGTCACGCCAGACCTCAGTGATCTCCCCGGCGGTCTCGATGATGGCCTGGTAGACGGAGCGGGTGACAGCGGGCATCTCAGAACCCCTTACGGCCGGCGTTGCTTACCACGGTGCCCCGCACGGCGCGTGCGAGAACCGAGGGGCGCCGGAGCTCGCTCTGGACGAAGCGCCCGAAGCCCATGACCGGGGTGACGATGATCTGACCCCCACCGGCCGCGCCGCCCTCACCCCGGTTGACGGCCCGCACCCCAGCCTCCCCTCCGAGGTGGCGCACGCCCTGCCGCGACAGGACCGCCTCCCCGGGGAGCACGGTGGCCATCACCTCGTCTCCCATGGGCTTGGGCACCATGCCGCCGCGGTGGAACTTGGGCGGGGCCGCGCTCGAGATCGCCGCAACCTGCGCCGCCACCGCCGCACCGAGCAAAGAGGCCGCGATGGGGCCGGCCACCGGGCCAAGGGTCAAGGCCTGAAGGATGGCCTGGGCGCCCTGCACCGTCGCCTGAGCGATGGCCGCCGCCTGGGAGATGCGGAACCCGCGCAACGCGCCCTTCTTCGCTGCCTGCTCACGCGCCCGGAGCTGGCGCTCCTCCGCCGCCGTGATGTCCTCTCCGAGCTTCTCCCGGGCCTCCTTCACCGCGTCGAGCTCTTGCTGTGCGCGCTGTGAGGTGAGCTGCCCGATGGCCGCGGCGGCGGCGGCGGCGGCCGCCACGGTGCCGGCGATGGCGCGCGTTGAGGCCTCGAAGCGGGCGATGGTCGCCAGCCGATCGCGCTCCTGCGCCTCTGCGTTGGCCTGCCGCGCCGCCTCGAGGTTCTTCTCTTCCTGCACCGCGATCTGCGTGAGCCGGATGCCGCGGAGCCGGAGCGCCTCTTCCGTCTGCCCAAGCTCCACCAAGGCGGCCGTTTCAGCATCTACCGCCGCCCGCTGCCGGTCGGCGCGGGCCTGGATCGCCGCCACCTGGTCATCATAGGAGCCCGTTAGATCCGCCTGCGTTTCCAGCACCTTGGCGTTGGCCTCCGCCACCGCCTCTTGACCGGCCCGCGCCCGCTCAAAGCTCTTCTGGATCTCCGCGGCCTTCTTCGCCGCCTCTGCCGCGTCATCCTGCGCCTTCTTGGCGTCCTTGTTGGCCTGGGTGCCCTCCTTCGTCGCCTTCGTGACGGCCATCTGAGTGCCGATCAAGGCGGTGGCCCGGGCGTCATAGTCCTTGGTGGAGGTTTCGAGCGCCTTAAAGCTCGTGTCCAGCTCCCCCAGCACGAAGCCGGCCGCGTCCTTGCCGGCGGACTCCGCGAAGGCGTCGATGGCCCGCCCCGCCGCGTAGAACTGGTTGGCCAGCCCATCGGCGCCCACGGCGTTGGCGAGCTCCGCGAAGGTGAGGATCAACCCCTCCGCGATCGTGATGATCGGGAACATGCCGCGCACGGCAAGCTCCCCGAGGTCATCCGCCAGATCGCGGAAGATGCCCCGGCCCTCCCCCGCCGCGTTGATGGAGTCGATCAACGCCAGCCCGAGCTTGACGGCCACCAAGGCGACGCGCTCCACCACCGGAGCCAAGTCAGCGCCAAGCACTTCGATGAGGCGGGAGCCCACCACCGTCAACGATTGCATCGCCGCGTTGGCGCCCTCCAGGGAGGCCTGCGCCTCCGGTGAGAGACCCTCGAAGCCTTCGATCTCCCGGAATGGTTCGAGCGCCTTCTGCGCCTCGAGCGCCGCCTGCACCAGCTTGACCGCGCCCACCGCCGCCGCACCGAGCCCGATCGCCAGCGCTCCCACCGCCGCCACAGTGGCCGTCACCGGGTTGGCGAGCGCCGCCATCCCGCGTCCGAGCTTCTCCACCGTGTCCTTGCTGAAGCCCGCCGCGTCCCCGAGCTCAAGGAGGCCGCCCACCGCCTCTTGGGAGGCCTTCTTTGTCGCGTCCGCGCCCTGCCGCGATGCTTTGGCCTGCGCAGAGGCCGCCTTCTTCGCTGCCACCTCCGCCTTACGGTAGCTGATCTCAAGCTGCCGCACCGCCGCGTCAGCCTCCTTCTTCGTGAGGCCGGGGACCTGGGCAAGCTCCTTGCGTAGGGCGGAGAGGTCCGCCTCAAAGGTCAGAGAGACCGACTCGTTAGCCGCCACTTGCCACCTCCGCCGCCTCAACGGCCATGCGCTCTGCCAGCGCCTTGTTGGCCCGCCGGCCCGGGTCCCTCACCAGGACAGACCAGGCGTGCTTCGGACGCGCCCCGCTGCCGATCCGCGCATAGTAATCGTCGATGGACTCCCCGCGCTTCCGGCGTGCCCAGGCGATGCGCTGCCCAGGCCCAAGGCCGATCTGCCGGGAGCGGATCTTGTAAGCCCATTCGGCCCGATTGAAGAGCACGACGGCCACACCGAAGGGCCGCTGGTCGATGCGGATGCCGAAGAGGGCCGCGCTGTGCTCAGCGACAGAGTGCCCCTTCTTGCGCGCGGTTGCCTGGTAGGCCGGGCCGGTGAGTTCGAGGCCGGTGCGGGGGCTCCGCTCCACCGGCCACTCCCGCTCCGCCGTCGTCTCCACGCCCTTCGCCACGCCAGTCAGCGCCGCGGTGAGCTTCTCCCGGAGGGGCGCACCCAGGAGCCGCTCCTGAATGGCCTTGAGCGCCCGGGTGTTGAGCTTCACGCCGAAGTCCGCCACCCGTCACCTCTTGCGCTTGCTGCGTTCTGCTTCGTCCGCCCGGAGGCGGAGATCCGCCAGGATGAGCGTCTGATCTTGCCGGGAGAGGGTAGCCCACCACGATGGCGGGTGCCCGTACTCCCGGCAGACCTGGATAATCACCCGGTCGAACTCCCCCCGGGCGCGGAGAAACCCGCCGCCGCCTTGACCTCTGCTTCGGTGAGGCAAGGCTGTACCGCCAGCTCAAGCGCTTGAGCGCCCGCCAACCGCACCTCCCCGTACCCGACTTTGCGAGACAGGAAGTAGTCGATCACCTCCCGCCCATACTGCGCCAGCGGGACAGCGTGGGCGCGGGCAAGGGGCGCCACGGGGCAGATGCCCGGAGGCAGGCAGAGGCCCAAGGCGGCGCCCTGAGCGGCCGCCGGGTTCTTGCCCGCAAGCTCTGCGAGCTCCCAGGCCAGGGAGGGCGTGCACGGACTAAGCGCGTGCGTTGCCCCGTCGATCGTGATCGTGGTCATCTCGTCTCTCCAGTGAACCGAGATCAGGCGAAGGTGAGCGAGCCGTAGACGGTGCCGTTGACCGTCAGGACATTGGGGCGGCCCTCACCGATGGAGAAGGTGCACGCCACATTGGTAAGCGTGATCGTGTCGTCCTTCGAGAGGCCGTGGTTGGTGCCCTCGATGGTCAACTTGAGGCCGACCGTGAAGACCTCCTGGCTGTTCGTGCTCTGCGTGACATTGGCGCTGTAGACATTGGACTTGCGGAGGAAGTCCACCGCGTTCTCAAGCGTGGCGCTCATGACGGTGGAGAGCATCGCGGTGAAGCTGATCGTGGGGAAGGTCTTGTCCCCGTAGCGGATGGAGTGCAGGGTGCCGCGGGTCTGGTAGGCCACCACCTCCCGGAGGTCCTTGCTCAGGCCGTCGATGGTCAGGTCTCCCTGGGTGAAGGGAACCACGATGGTAACGGGAGTGCCGGTGCCATCGAGGAGGGTGATGGAGCCATCGGTGTCGTGGCGAACAACGGTATCGAAAGCCATGGGGCCTCCTCAGACGGTGGGGACGCGGTGGTAGACGAGGAACTCAAGCGTGGACACGATGAACTCCGCTTGAGGGGTGAGCTCTTGGTTGGCGCGCACGAAGTAGATCTGGCACGAGGCCAGGTTGCCGGGAGCCATGACCTTGACGATCGCCGTGTCGGCCGCATCGGAGGCGGCATCGAGATCGGCCACCTGGGCGTCTGCCCGGAGCTTGTGAGCCAGCCGCACCGTTACCGGCGTCTGCACATAGACGCCATCGGCGGTGCGGAGCTGCCGATCCTGCGGCGCCGGCTCCGTCACGCCCAGGCCGACAGCGAAGCGGCCCGCCATCTCCCGTGCGGAATCGTCGCCGAAAAGCTCCGGCGCGAAGGCCGACACGCGCAGCCCGGCGATCGTGGCGACCGCCGCCTGGATGCGCTGCCGGAGCGCGGTGCGGGTCAGTAGAGCCATGAGCGCCGCCCCCCGCTGAGGAAGGTAGGACCACGGCTGGAGCGCCGCCGGTCGTCATCTACGAGTTGGCCTTGTTCGTCGGCATCGTAGCGGAAGTTGAGCCGCGTCCAGGCCGCCTCATAGTGCCGCCGGTAGGATGCCGCCCGCATCTCGTAGGCCTCGTTGAGCCGGGTGGCGAGGTCCTCGAAGATGAGCGCCAGGCTCAGGTAGAGGTGCGCATCGCGGATGGCCACTGGACTCATCACGAGCCACGGACGCTGCCCCTGTCCAATGATGCGCGCGTTGATCTGGTTCCAGGCCTCATCACGCCATTGGGTGTAGGTCGTCTCCGAGGTCAGCGCCGTGGGCGAAGTCGGATCAAGGCCGGAGGCGATGTTGTAGAGGTCCGTGTCGGTGATGACCGGGTGGAGCTTGGTACGAACCAGCGCCGCTTCGTTCCGGTAGACCGTGGGCACGCCACCCACTGTAGCGGTCCACTCCACACGCCAGGCGTCCCCGAGGGCCTCCTGGGCGGTGGTAGCGGCCGCCACGGTGTAGGAGCTCGTGGCCGCCGGGGTGACGGAGGCCGCCGACACCAGCGCCGACCCGTCCGGCCGGTAGACGCTCACCGTGAGCGCAGAGGGCGTGACCGCCGCGCCGTTCTGCTCGATGCGCAGAGACAACGCGGAGTCAACCCCCCGCACCAGGAGGTCCACCAGTTGGAAGCGGGCGGCGGGGTAGCTCATCTCAGGCCGTCAGGAGGGGCATGAGGTGGTAGATCACGCGCACGCCGATGAAGCCCGCGGTGAAGCTGGTGGCCGTGCCGTCGCCCAGGTTGGCGTCGGCGGTGATCTTGCACTTGAGCGCCACCGCGGAGGTCGGCGCGTAGGGGCCGGCCGCCGTGGGCGTCCAGGTGCGCGTCGGCCCAGCCGACAGGATGGAGGTGGAGGTGACGAAGGCGTCGGGATCGGAAGCGGTGCCGATCTCGACAGCCACCGAGGTAGCGGTCGGGTGCGCGGCGGAGACCATCTTCTCCAGGATGACTTCACGGATGATGGCGTTGGCCGGGATGGAGCCCAGGTCAAGCGTCTCCGTGGTAGCGGCCGCAACGGCGTCCGTGATGGGGAGCCCGAAGCTAAGCTCGAGCTCGTTGCGGCCGATGGCCCGGGAGGCGAGAGTCGTAGCGGCCATGCGGCCTCCTATTCACTTCTTGGGGGGACGGGTGGCCGGGGCAGCGCCCCCGGCAGCGTAGGCCTTGAGGCCATCGAGCTGGGCGCGCAGGCCATCCACACGGGCTGCGGCCGGCGGACTGAAGGCCGCCTGAGACTGCGCCTGCTGAAGCTGCGAGACCAGCTCTTGGATCTTCTCTTCCATGACGGAGGTGTGCGGCCGCGCCACCACGCCGCGCGACACCAGCGCATCGAGCCACTTCCGGTAGCCGGCCTGATCGGAGTGCCACACCACGCGATCCGCAAGCACCTCCGGGGACTCCCAGGCCGTCACCCAGACCATGCCGCCGCGCCGCGTCGGATAGCCGCGCAGGTAGCCGGGCCGGCCGTCGGGAGTGTCGCTGGCCTCCGCCGCCTCGAGGGGGATCGTCTTCCAGCCCTCCTTTGAGCTCATGGCCTCAGCCATCGAGGTGTCGCCGTACTCGTCCACATTGTTGAGGCCGGGCATCTTCCAAAGCCGATCCAGACACGGGAAGAGGTTGCCCTCTCCGTCCAGGTTCCAGCTAAACGGGTGCGCCCGGAGGTAGAACTCCGGGGACTGGTCCGTGGGCAAGCCCTGGTTGCCGCCGTAGCTCTGCATGGTGGGCAGAGCGCCGCTTGACGGGGCCGCTCCGTGACTGATGATGGGCATCTTCTCTCCAGAAGTCCGGGGGCGAAGGCAAACGGGGCCGGCCGGGTAGGCGGCCGGGCTGGAGAGGCCCCGGGCCTCCCCAGCCGACCCCGAGACGATCAGCGGCGGGACAGCAGAGCCACGCCCAGAGCGTCCTGCACCTTCGCCGTGCCGAAGTAGCTCCGGCCAACGATCTTGGTGAGGTCCGCGCTGGCGGAGCGCTCGAACTCGACGGCCACCTGCCCAGCATCGGAGACGATGATGGAGCCCTCAGCGCCAGGGACCGGCGGCGGGGAGGCGAAGGCCTGGGCGATGGCGCCGTAGCCCATCATCGCGCCCTTCGAGTCGGCGCCCGCGTTGGCGGAGGGGACCTTGCTGGAGGCGAAGATGTCCACGCCAGCGAAGGAGCCCTGGTAACCCTGGCCGAAGCGGTCGATCATGTCCTGGGTGGGCTCCTTGTACTGGCGAGCGCCACCGAGGGAGGCGATCGAGTCCTGAAGCTCCGTGACCTGCTTGGGGTACAGGATCGAGACGAGCGGGCCGTTGACATTGGCCTGCTGGAGCGCGTAGCGGCCGGAGAGGAAGGTCTCCACGGTCATGGCGGTCCCGGTGGTGCCCTTGACCGAGGTGAAGCCGGACGCCGCGGTGGCGATCGCGGCGGTCTTCGCCATCCGGTAGCCGCCGACCATATCCGAGAGGAAGCGGAGGAGGTTGCGGAGGCCGACGCTGGAGGTGATCTGCGCCAGGCCGCTGATCTCGCGCTGGAGCGCGTAGCGGGCGATGGTGACGGTCGCGCTGGCGTCGGTGAGCGCGACATTGGAGCTGGAGGCGTTCTCCGCCACCGAAGTCATCACATCGTAACCATCGAGGCCCGCGAGCGGGATCTTGACGACGGTGGAGCCCTGGGCGCCCACATCGCCAAGCTGCATGATGGCCGGGTGGGCGGAGAGGTCGGCGCGATCCGCCAGGAGGAGCATGAGCTCGTTGCGGATGACTTCGGCAACGGTGAGGTCGCCAAGACCAGAGTAGTAGATCTCGTTGGCCATGTTGGCACTCCAAAACGCGGTGGAAGGTGTCGAGGCCGACGCGTTTTACGGGGAGCGACCCGGGGCCGGGGATAGGCTACCACCCGGCCCCAAAGCCGTCAACCGCCCATGAGCTTGGCGCGTGCCGCCTTCCACTGGTCCGGCGTCAGCTTGCCCGAAGCGCCGGCCGTGGGCGCCGCCTGCACCGCGCCGCGATCGGCCGCCGGGAGCCGCGCGCCCCCGAAGCCCGCCGCCGCACCGGAAGCCGCCGAAGGAGCGACAGGGGCCGCCGGGGCGGCGGGGGCCAAGGCCTGAAGGTGGGGGCGAAGGAGGAAGGGGGCCTCGTCAGGCTTGCTCTTCCAGGTGGAGACCAGCTCCACAAGATCGGGACGCGCACCGTCCTTGCCCGGCTGGATGCGATCGTACTCAGCCTCGATGGCCGCCGCCAGGTCAGGGTGCGAGATGCCGGCGCCCGTAAGCGCCTTCCACCGGTCGAAGCGGGTGGCGGTCGCCTCCGCTGCCTGCTTGGCCGCCGTGAGCTCCGCCTCGAGGGCCGCCGCACGCTGCGCCGCCGTGCCGGCCTGCTTCACCTCGCCTTCCAGTCCAGCGATCCGGGCCTCAGCCTCCCGGAGCTTCTCGATGGTCTCTCGAAAGCGCGCATAGGGAACGGTATCCGCCGTCTCGTTGCTCATTGACTCTCTCCAGAGGAAGTGAAATGCTCACGGAGCTTGCGCCCCGTGCGGGTCTCGATGAAGGCCTCATAGAGCGCGGGGGCCTCGCGCCGCATGACCGTGAGCGCCCAGCGCACCCCGGCGTCTCCGCCCCAAAGCTGCCAGGCCTGCCAGCCCTTGCCCTGCTCAGACCAGGTGGAGCCCTCACGGTCGATCAAGTGCCGGGCGAAGTATCGAGCCATGCGGAGCACGGTGTCGAAGGAGACCACCCGCCGGTTGCTCAGGTCTCGCGCCCGCGCCAGGCCAACCTCCGTGCCGCCGCGCTCCGAGGGGGGCTTCGTGGCGCGCACCTCGAGGCCCCTCGCGGCGGCCGCGGCAACATCGGCGGGGGGTCGAATGGGCATTAGCCGGCGTCCTCTTCGTCGTCAGCCACGATCGAGAGCACCTCGTCAAGCGACTCGAGGGCGGTGCGGAGGAACGCTTCGACCTCTCCGCCCGGGTTGAGTGCGAGGGCCGCACCGAGAGCGATCCGGGCGCCGTCGATCTCCTCTGCCAGGTCGTCAGTCGAGACGGACGCCGCCGCCGGCCTGGGCGGAGTCGGAGGCGTTACGGGCGCCACCTCTGCCGTGTGCTCTTCGAGCTCCTCCACGCGCCGCGCCGCCACCTCGAAGGACAGCCCAGGGTGCATCTCTTGGTAGGCCTCCGCCTGCGACATAAGGCCGGCCGCCAGAAGAGCCAGCACATCTTCGCGCCGCGCCCGGCGTTCATCCGGGCTGAGCGGAAGCTCCTTGTAGCGGACCTGGTAGCCGGACTCCGGGAACCCAGCGCCGGCCGGGAACCCAAGGTAGCGGTTGAGCAAGATGGCGCTCAGCGCAACCAAGCGCTCGTCAGAGTCGCGCATCGAGACCGCCGCCCGCCGCTGCGCCGTCCGCTTGCCCTCGTTGGTAAGCGCGATGGCCGCCCCGCTCCGAGCGGTGGAGGTCATGCGCTGGAGGTCCGAAGGCGGCACGCCCATCGAGACAGCCAGGCGAGCCGTCATGGACTCGAGCACGCCCTGCATCTTCTCCACATCGGCGCCGGCCTGGAACTGCCCAACCATGGGCTGGCCTGCATCCTCCGTGTCCCGCGCAGACCGGAAGCGGAGCAAGGAGGCCGGATCGGTGACCACCTCCGAGCGCCGCCCGTTCTGTGTCTCCACTACCTCTGCCGCGTCCACCTCCAGGTTGACGACATAGCGTTGAGGCCACGAAGAGTCCCGGAAGGAGTGAGCCACAAAGGCAGAGAAGACGGCCATATCCAGGGACCCGTCCACCACCTCTTGGATGGCGTAGGGGTCCCAGAGACGGTCTCCAGGCCGCACGGCGTGGTACAGCACATAGGGCAGCACGGGGCGCCCGTCCGCCCGCCGGTAGGGGTAGGCCTCTCCGGAGAAGTCGCCGCCCAGCGTGGCGCCGGAGATGTCCTCTCCGAGGGTGCCGCCGCCCGTCAGGAGATGCACGCGGTAGACCGGCGCCTCCGGGTCCGCCACCGAGACCACATCGACAGTCCAGACCGGCTCCGGGCCGTGGCCTTCGAGGTGCCGCAACCGGTACTCGTGAACCGTGCGCGGCTGCTCCGGAGCGTCCACGGGCGCATCTGCCCAGACCATATCCGGGTAGACCGGACGGAAGCGGAGCCGCCCGTCTTCGCTCACATGCGCCCGCACCAACATCTCCCGGAGGCCAGTGGTGTAGAACTGCGTGCGCGCCATGAGGCCCCAAAGCCCGGCGATGCGGAGCTGGCGTTCGATGCCGACCGCCTCGCTACGCTCATGCGTGACTTCGGGCTCGTGATCGTAGAGCACGCTGAGCTCACGACAGCCCGCCTCGAAGACATTGGCCGCAAGCGAGACCGGCCCCCAGGCCTCCCGCCGCACGCTGCCCAGATGGCGCTCGAGGTGGCGCTCAAGGTCCGCGCGCCACACACCATCCAGGAGCCGTCGCCGCCTCCGGGTCTCTTCCCAGCGGGCGCGGGTCGTCTCGTCAGGAGCGGACGGGGGCGCGTAGCCGAGGGCGTCACGAGGGTACATCGAGTGCCTCAGTAGAAGCGGAGGGTGCGCGCGGCGGACGCCCGGGAGAGCGTAGCCTGCCGCCGGAAGATGTGCGATTGTAGCGCGTAGCGCAGGGCGTCCAGCTTATCCTTGTGCACATCGTCGGCACCCTGCCACTTCTCGAAGGCGTCGATGAGGTGCGCGCAGCGTGGCGAGATGACAAAGGAGCCAGGCTCCACCATGAGCTGGTAGACCCATCGACAGCCCGCCATGACGGAGCCCTTGTTGCGGCCGACGCCACGCTTGACGGTGAGGATGCCGGGCTTGAGGGAGCGCTCATCCACATGCAAGAGCCGGGCGAGGTTGGCCTGGAGGTCCCGGTTGGCCTTCTTGTCTCCGGTGCCGCCAATGTGAATGCGATCTCCCCACACCTCGTCCAGGTCCTTCCAAGAGAAGCCGTTGCGATCGAGCATCTCAAGGAGCGCCAAGGCGTCCGCCTTCTGCGACCTGGCGTGCGCCCCTACATCCTCGTCAAGGACGATCACCCGGTAGGGGTCGGCCTCCTTTACCGGCCGCTGGACAGCCGCCAGGATGGCGCTCTGCTTGTATTCCTTGGTGCCGTGATCGAGGCCCAAGACCAGCTCCCACTCCCCTTCCGGCAGCCCGGTAATCGGCCGCACATGCAGGCCGGTGTCGAAGGCGTCGAAGACGCGCGTGATCGTCCGGGTCTCCCATCCGCCGTGGAAGCGCACATCGCGCTCCGAGGGCAGGCAGACCCGCTCCGCCTCCGCGATCCACGCCGCGTCCATCGGACGCCCGTCCGGCAGCTTGAGCGGTTCGTGCTCACCGATCGGCACGAGGGCCTCCGGTGTGAGCCGAGTGTGATGCTCGGAGATCGTGCCTTCCTCGACCATGGCGCGCAGCCAGTCCACCGGGGCGCCGATCGGCGTGAGCGTAAGGCAGACCTGCCCCTGAAGGCGCTTCACGCGCTGGAGCACCTCAGCGAACACCGTAGGCCGCGGGGGCTCGTCGAAGAGCACGAGGTTGATCGTGGCGCCCGCCAGATCGAGCGAGTCCTGGTTG